GTTTGGATGACAGGGAGATACTCATCCATTTTTTATTACACGGAATATCTATAAAGTTATGATGAACCAAAGATTGCAGACCAAGTACATGACGGTCTTAGAGGACATGTATGTAAGAGACAGCTATACCTTAGCTGAGATCAGAGAAAAGCACCGAATCAGCCAATACTTTTTAATAGTGGTAAAGAAACTAGGCTATGTTAAAAAGATTGATGGCAAGAGGCAATACACTTGGAATAGCGGATCCCCAACCAAGCGACATCTCAACCGGATCAAGGTCGAGTTGATGACGGTGATGTTAAAGAAAAAGAAGACAACACCACGTCCAGAAAAGACAGTTATTAAATTATTTTGGGGGCTTATCACTTATGAAAAATAAATTCCACATCTGCTACAACCTGAGTCCAATCCTCTGCTCAGGTGTAACGATAGAGGCAGACAGCGTTCAAGAGGCAATTGACAAATCAAAAATTCCGCAACATGAAATCATCTATGTCGCCAACCTTAAAGCGGTACATCGTGACCTATGACAATGGCAAGTCACTAAAGCTATTCGCTACTAATCCAATGACAGCTATGACTCTTGGTAGTATTGTCAGTGATCATATCATCACAGACGTGAAGCAGGCTGTAGTTCAAATGAGTATTAACAAAATAAATCCAAACTAATATGTATGCAATACTCTTTATCGCAACAATGCTCGGGATGGGCCTTGTTGCACGCATCAAGAACGATATCCTACGGGCTGCCATTGGGCTGCCAATGGTCGTCGCAATGTTCATGTTAGGCATGATGACCTTTGCATCAGCAATCAGTGCGCAGTGGAAGCCTGATCGGGCTGACTACGAGGTCTTGAGTGACGGCAACTTCTACACCACTGCTCACGACATGAACACAGCATTATCCATTGCACTCAATACCCTTGAGTACAACGGAGCTAAGATGCATACGCTGAATGTCAACCGCAAGGATGTTGACGCGCCATTGTATAATTACTTCCACCGTTCAGAAGAAGAGGGCCGATTCTACATGGTCTACGTTGCAAGAACAAAGACGGGCTATGTCATTTGGTTTAGATATCTACCTGAGGGTCCGGTAGAATTTGAGGAAGAATATACAATCATTGAGTATGAAGGCTTGGAATGACATCACTCAGCATCACACACCATGGAAGACAATAGATGGCGAGTACTTCATTGACATGGGTGTAAAGATAGAGAGGCTCCACAGCGGAGCCTTTCGTATCTACAATGTAAACACTAATAACTTCGTAGAAGTGAGCCAAGACCAATACGATATATTCAATCGCCATGGCTTTAAGCCAGGCGCATATAGGGTCATGATGGATCATCTTGTTGATGAGGTTAGGAGGTCTAAATATAATTTAGACAAACGAAAGAAAATTATTGCAAAATATTTGCAATTCAAAAAGAAATATATTAATTTTGTTCAAATTTAATTAACAATATGTCGCACTGGAGAAATTTAATGAAAGACAATAAGTACCTAGGGAGTTGGGACTTAGAGGTCGACGGCAAGTATGAGCCGAGAGTAGTAACAATCGAGAAGATTTATCAGGACGTAATGGTCGGTGAGATGGGTAAGGAAGACAAGGTGTTCATCAAGCTCAAAGAGTTTCAGAAGAGCATGGTAGCCAACCGGACGAACTTTAAAAGACTAGAGATATTCTTTGGGTCATTCAACTTCAACGACTACATTGGTAAAGAGATTGTGCTTGGTGTTGAGAAGGTTAAGAGTCCACAGGGTGTGGTTGATGCATTGCGATTTAGCACACGTCCGTTACCTAAGAAGGAGAAGCCAACCATCACACCTGAGCGATTCTCCAAGGCCTTGCAGGCCATTGCTGATGGCAAGACCACAGCTGAGAAGTTAATCGCTGATTTCAATCTAACACCTGAGCAACATGCTGAAGTTACGAGCAAGTAAGTGTGCACCGCTATTCAATAGCGGCTCACCGGGACTGACGCCATTACAAGCTGCAACGCTTGATGGCTTACTCAGTAAGATAGAGTTGACGGCTGCTCAGGCTAAGAAGCGCGACGAGTTGGTTGCTAAGCGTGACGCTAAGCCTGACCTAAGTCAAGGTGCCAAGACGTTGATCGAGGAAATCATTGACGAGAAGGTATACCAGTACAAAGATCACTTCTGGAGCAAGGAGACTGACAAGGGCACTGCTGTTGAGGACGAGGCAATTGAGCTATACAACCGCATCTTCTTTACGTCATACAATAAATTGTCTGACAATGACAAGTACGCATACCTCGACACACCACTTATGCATGGTCACCCTGACGTTGTTGACAAGGAGAGGCTCAAGGTGTTGGACATCAAGTCGTCATACACCAAGAAGACATTCCCAAAGACTGAGGAGAAAGCCGCTAAGAAGGTTAAGGAGTCAGGGTATGACTGGCAGGTGAAGGCATACCTATGGATGCTACGTCAAATGACTGGCCTTGATTGGCGTGATGGTGAGGTGGCATACATGTTATGCAACACGCCTGAGGAATTGTTGGGTGAATGGGACGAGCCAAGCTTGCACTACATGGATGACATTGACGACAATATGCGTGCGACGATTGTGAAAGTCACTCTGACCGACGATGACATTACAACGATTGAGAATTGGCTTAAGGTGGCTAATGATTATGCTGATAAGTATATTGCTGTACTAAAAACCAAGAACTCATGAGAGTCCGGTTGTTGACAGATGGTGGCTATGGCTTACGTCATGATGAGGTCGGTAAGATCTACGAGGCCAAGCGTCACAACTATGGCTACTTAGTTAATGTTGGTAGTGATGAGTTGTATTTCTACTCTGATGAGGTTGAGATAATTCAAGACCACATTTACTTCTTAGAAGTGGCAGAAGACAAGGCTGCTTTTAAATACCTTGTCGCAATAATTATAGCGACCATGCTATGCATAGCCGCAACTATTTATGTAATCTTTTAATTATCTATATGTTTAAATTCAAAGGGATTGTCTACAAGGTAGGCAACTTGGAGGTCATCTCCGAAAAGTTCAGCAAACGCGAACTAGTGTTAACCGATGCTGCTGAGCAGTATCCGCAGTACATTTCATTTACATTTGTGAAGGACAAGTGTGCACTTCTTGACAACCTAGCTGAGGGCCAGGAGACAGAGGTATCGTTCAGTTTGAAAGGCCGTGAGTGGACCAGTCCGCAGGGTGATGTCAAGTACTTCAACACAATTGAGGGATTTGCAGTGACTGGTACAACTGTAGCGCCTAGCGCTCCAGGATCAGGTCACACTGACGACCTACCATTTTAAGAAGTTGTTTGACCCACTAGTCTGGGGATTGGTTTGATTGATGGGTGTTGACTAGGGCACCCATTTTTAATCTAATGTAATATGTGGTATAAAACGTCAACGGCTGACAATCTTCAGACCGACCCAATTGTCGATAGGGTAATCAATAAGTATCATAAGAGGTCTCAAGCTGGCATAAAGAAGTATGGTACGATGCTAACGCGCGACGACCTAAGTACACTTGATTGGTTGAAGCATTTGCAGGAAGAGTTGCAAGACGCAACTCTCTACATTGAGAGATTGATGATTGTGAATAAACAAATTGAAAGAGTCGCAGTTCATAATTTCATGAGGGCATTAAACATAACTCCTTCAAGTAAATTTGAAATAACAGATAAAGATGGCAACCCTAAAATCATATTAGTTGCTGATTTATTAAACGAAACCTTTAAACAACAAGAACAATGAAACAGACAGCAGTAGAATTTTTTTTGAATTGGATTTTAAAAAGATTTGATGATTACAATCAAGACTTTAAAAAATACGGAGGACTTTAAAATAAAATGAAATGAAGACAGCAGTAGAATGGCAATTTGAACAATTCTTTAACTCTTTTGAAAAATTCAATAATGGAGAATGTACATTTAATGACTATCTCAAAAGAAATTTAGAAATCAGAGAACAAGCCAAAGAAATGGAGAAGAGGCAGATTAAAGATGCTTACCTAAATGGTAGATATGATGCAGATAAAATTGTAATGTCCCATAATTTTTATGCAGAACAATACTACAACCAAACCTTTAAATCAGAATAAGATGAAGCTAAACCAAAACGACAGACGTGAAGAGGTAGCTGCTTACACAACAATGATACTAATAGGAGTAGTATCAATATTACTAATCATTCATTTCATTACAACATGAAAAACTACGAACGAGTCCTGCACTTATTGGCAGGCATAGCACTTGGATATTTAATGTTTGGATTATGACAAAGAGAGACATCATTATAATCATCTTCATACTTATGATAGGTATGGCGATAGGTTATCTGCTTGGCCGCAGAAAGCCAGAGAAAGAATTCCATGTCATTGAGGTACCAAAGACCAGTGACATTACTGACGGATTGACCGGACGTAAATTAACTTATTATGAGAATTTGTATGCTAGATCAAATAAAACAATGGATTAAAAGAGACGGCCTAGATGGCCCCAGTCAGCGAATTGACTTGGTATACAAGCGAAACTATTTGTTCAGTATACTTCGAGAAAACATGACGCTTCAAGAGATCGGTAGGTTATTCAATAGAAGACACTCATTGGTCATTCATGGTATCAAGACGCATGAGAAGATGATGTCTGAGACTTATGAATACAATGGTATGGAGATCAAGGGAAACCTTGCTTATTTGGCGGTGATTAACGAATATAAAAAAGAATATGATAACCTACTTTCAAACAGTAACGAACACCAGCAAGCCGTTCTACGTGTCTTTAGAGACAGCTCTACAGAGGATCAGGGAGGGAAAATCGCAGCAGATAGTGGAGCAGGTGAGAGCCCTTACTCAAAAGGATGCGCGCAATGAGAAGAAGAAGTTACTACCAGCCATTTGCTTTAGCGGTAAGTTTGAGAAACGTGCCGACACTGCATGCATGGATCACAGCGGAGTCATCTGCTTAGACTTTGATGGATTTGACAGCGACCAAGAGCTAGAGGAATTTAAGTTTGACTTGATGCTCGATAAGTTTACCTTGTCTGTTTTCTTATCCCCATCAGGTGATGGGCTCAAGGTATTGGTAAGAATACCAAAAGACATTGAGAACCATAAGCTATACTTCAAAGGCCTAGAGAAGTACTACAACCGCAAGGAATTTGACACCACTAGTCAGAACCTCAGCCGAGTGTGCTATGAGTCGTATGACCCTGAGCTGTATTACAACTCAGCGGCTGAGATGTTTACTGATATGGTTAGGCCGACGGTTGTACAACAACGTGTTGCACAAACAACAACCATCCGACTTAACGACTACAACGAGATAGCCAGACGTCTTTTGACATGGTGGGGCAAGAGCTATGGCATGGTACCAGGACAGCGCAACAATAACCTCTATGTGTTAGGTGTAGCCCTAAAGGAGTATGGCATTGACAAGACAATGGCCCATTCAATCATGAACGATCAGGACCAAGGCGGTGAGATGGCTTCAGAGATAGTGACGAT